GTTTGGTTTAGTTTAAAGCAAGACATTGCTCTAGCTATGGAAATGCCTAAACCTGTCATTGACAGAGTAGAGTATGATCTAAAAGATGAGTTAATTCGTAACACCATCATGGAGACTCAAGAAGATGTAGATAAAATTCTTGAAGAACTTGAGAAAATTGACGAAAGATTATATGACCTACAAAAACAAAACTAATGAAAAATTTAATTTTAATTCTATTTACAACAGTAACATTTTCACAATCAGAAGTACCAAGTAAGTACTGGATAAATGATGATGACTTTGAAGATAAGATCGCTGGTGTAAGCGCTTTTGGTGATAACAATGAAGAAACTATAGTCGTAGAGTTTTGGGCTGAGTTTAATAAAGACAATTGTTTTGATGACTGGAATAAAATAGAAGATGCGTTATATTATAGAGTTGATGTAGCTCAAGCACCCAAAGCTAAAAAAGAATATAGAGTACGTATGGTACCAACTATACTTATATTTAAAAATGGAAGTACTTCTGCCTTTTCTATATTTGGTTATGGTGCCGCATTACAATCATGGAACTTAGATTTTAATAATGAAGTTATATATAGAGAATTAGTAGGTGGTACAAAAGAAGTATTAATTACAGACCGCAGACCATCAGGAACAGCAGTAATAGAAAACCCTGCATTATCAGCCCATAATTTCTTTACAGATTATACTGGCACATCAACTGGCACAAACACTTGGTTACATGGAACTACAGCAGGTAATAAGGTTACTGTATCCTGTCCACAAACAGATTTAGGACAGCCTACTTATGAAGAATCAGATGGTATTACAATGCTAAATCTTCCATTTATGGCAACACCTACAGCATCAGCTAATAATGAATTTAGCTTAGTCTATACCTAAAGTTGCATAGATTATAAAAAGGGTCTACCCTAATAGAAATACTATAAATACAATGGCTTTTGTTTTAGATCAAAGTGATACCTACAAATGCAAAGTAGAAATAGAAGTACCTGTTGGTAAAAAAACAGAAACACAGGACTTTTATGCAGAATTTAAAAACATTTCACAATCTAGGCTACAGGAAATGATGCAACAGGTAGCTAATCAAGAAATGTTAGATGTAGATGTTGCAAAAGAAATATTAATAGGTTGGGAAGGTATGGAAATGTCAGATGGATCTGAAGTACCTTTTAATAAATCTAATAGAGATAAATTATTAGATGTAAGGGGTGTTGCTACTGCAATATCTTATGCCTTTGTAGAATCCTGTAAAAACAAGAACATAAAAAACTTATAGGGGCAGGTGAATATTGGGCTTCTGGTTCAACTGTCATAGATAAAACAGCAGAAGATGATGCAGTATTAGGTGTTACTGTACAAAAAAAGGAAAAAGTAGACAAAGATTTTTATATTTATCCTGATAATTGGGAAGCTGTAATGATGTTTGTAAAAGTACAAACGCAATGGCGTGTAGGTATGGGTGGAATTATTGGTTTGGACTATACATCTGTGATAGAAATGATTAAACTGTATACAGATAAGCCTATAGACTTAATGGAAAGCATACAAGTTATAGAAGCTGCAATATTAAAGACGCTTAGTAAGGAGAATAAATAGATGGCTGCAAAGTTTGATTTAGTAGTAGCAGCAAAAACTGTAGGTGCAGGGTCTATAAAACGTCTTGGTAATTCAATGCAAGGCGTACAGGGCAGGGTTAAAAACCTACGCATGGCAATGTCTGGACTCAATAAGACATTTGCAGCATTTGGTTTAATAATAGGTGCTGGTGCTTTAGTACGTATGGTAAAAGACTCTATAGATGCAGCAGACGCTTTTGGGAAGTTAGAAATACAGACAGGGATAGCAGCTAATACATTACAGTCATATGTAAACGCTGGTAAATTAGCTGGTGTTAGTCAGGAAACTATAGAAAAGGGTTTAAGAAGATTAGCACAATCTATGAGGGAGGCAGATCAGGGTGTTGCTACATATTCTGATAGTTTTGATGCATTAGGTATATCAGTTAGGAATACAGATGGCACATTTAAAACAAGCGAACAAGTTTTAGGAGAAGTATCAGATAGATTTTCTACAATGGAAAATGGTGCAACAAAAGCTGCACTAGCAATGGAGATATTTGGTAGATCAGGTGCAAGTTTAATCAACTTACTAAATGGTGGCGCAGAATCACTTACTGAATTTAATTATGCTGTTTCTGATGAATTTGCACAAAATGCAGAGTTTTTTAATGATCAAATAGCTGTCTTAGGAATTAGATTTGATGGATTTAGAAAACAACTAACAGATGCATTATTACCTGCACTTAATACTATTGTTGGTGTATTTAGTGATTTATTTAGTTCAGAAAATGATTTTAGTGGATTTTTCAATGCAATTGAGATTGGTATAAGAGGTATATCTATTGGCATTTTTGCAACAGTAAAATTAATAGATGAAGTAATAAGAATTTTAGGTACAGCAGCTAAACGTGTACAAGAGTTTTTTGATAATATAAAAATACCACCATTTATAAAAAGATTTTTAGGCGGTGCTGGTAATATTGCAAAAGACTTAGGTAATAAATTTGTTGGTCAACAAAAAAGTAATTTATCATCATTATTAGGAGAAGATTTTACAAAAGGTTTTACAGAAAGATTTACTGAAAGTTTTAATAAAATACAAGAATTATTCTCTGGTACAACAAATGCACCTGCTACATATTTTAATAATATTAAGGGTAGTGCAGGTGATGCAGGTGAAACTATAGAAAAAACTTTTGGTCAAACTATGAGAGATAAACTTAAAACTTTTGGCGATAGTATTAAAAGTTTAGGTGAGTCTATGGCAGATGTTGTTGTGAAAGGAATAAA